TCTTCAATCGATGTTCCAGAGTGAAACTCGAATATGCATTCGAAAGTATAGCACTCTTGTTGTAAAGAACTCTACCAAGTCTTCTATTAAAATCAGGACCAGCATCAACCATAGATCCCCAAGTGACAATAGTTGGAAGCAGTTGGTAATCTGGATTACTATACAACTGAACAACATAAATTGTAACACCAATTTCTTCAGTAACGGCATCTGGACACGTCAATGTTATGCCTACTCTGCCTCCTCTTATGACTAGATCTGTAACGTCAAACGTCACAGTACCAGCTCCTTCGTCAGTAGCTTGAAGCCCACCAGTAGCAGTCCAAAACGCTGTAGTTGGGCCTGGAGTACCAATGAAGGTGGGCAGATATAGGGTAACGAGCCCATCTCCCTGGGCAGTTGAAGTGGTCGTAGTAACAGGACTACATCCACTAGACCTAAAATGTGTAACAGCTAATGTATCATTCCATAGTTTACGACGCCATGTACGTTTAGTTAGTTTACGGGCACGATATTGCATACTATTTCCTGTAGCTGATTGTGATGTCCATGTTTTGTTTCTAGCGGTTCTTCTGGCCATACGGCGTCTACCCATGATACGGGATGTTCTTCTCCTCTTGTAAGTTCTGCCAAAGCGAGAACCAGAGGATTTACGTTTGTAAGCCATAGATAATTAATCGTCCGGGTTCGGTTAAATTCTAAAACAATGGCACGCTAGCGGAGTTTATATAGGCAGCGGATTGCGGAGGCGGCAACCGTGCCTGGCATGACTAAAAAGTCCCGCCGGGGCGGCGGGACTTTTGAGTCGCAGCGGCACCCACATGACCTGTAGGGGGTGCATTTTTTTTTGATTTTACTTTTTTAACATACTCAAAAGTTAAAAGATTTATTCTTCGCATTAGAGCGGGTAGTTGTGGATTACATTCACCACCAAAGCTAAAACACTGCTCTGGTGTAAAATTACTAGTTACAATAAAACGAAAAGCATACAGTGGAATCATTCCACCTTTAGTCTCTACTAAACACTTATATCGGTCAAACCAACGTAGTAGGTGATTGATGTCTATCCCTTGCGGTCCAAAGTCATCTATGATGACGTCTTCTTCCAGAAGGTATCCACTCCACCACTTAGTACGTGGGTCCTTGATGTAAGCATTCGGTAGCTTCTCATGCGCCAATCTTGACTTACCTACCCCTGGGGGTCCATAAAACCATTCGACTTGTATGTCTTCTCTGGTACGCGGTTGTTGGAGTGTAAGAAAGTTTCTGAGCAGGTTATGTCCGGAATAGTACCAAGTTCCGGGATTGGACTCAGCGAATTGAACCAAGCCTGCTCTTCCGGTCCCCATGTCGGAAACGAATCGACGGGCGATTTCATCGCGAGTAGATCCTCCTTCACTTGATTCAGGGAGTTCTCCAAACTCCTCAAAGTTTCCATCTTTGGAGCAATAGATTCTATTACTGTGTGGAGAACCTGCTGCGACTTCGATATGGCATCGAGGGAGATATCGATCCTTGATTGTATGGAAACGATATGACTTCTTAAATCTGATATATCCCTGGAGGTGTGGAGTTCCATGTTCTCCAACCTCGCGGCCAACGATTGCATAGAGCGACTCAGACTCGCAAACTCTCTTGATATTTGCGTATTCATCTTCGGTATAGTTATTCAAAGTAAAGCAGTAGGCTTTCTTTGGAGTAGGAGGCATGTTTAAAAGCCAAGGGATTATTGGCTTTTATAGAGGAGTTGGGAAGTTTAAAAGAAAAGCGGGGGTAATACTAACCCCGCTTTTGGATTGCGTATAAACTTAAACAACTAATATTTTATTACTAATAATACGTAAGCGCTTACGCTATTACAATTGACTAATCTGTATCTCCAGTAAACGACAAATCATGGTAAACGATAGTTGGTAAATCGAATCCAGTGACTGGAGATGTTTGCAACGGAGTTGCAGTTACAATAAATCCTATCTGATTTCCTAAAACAGTTCCATGTGTTTCTTGATCGATCTTCTGAATCTTCAATCGATGTTCCAGAGTGAAACTCGAATATGCATTCGAAAGTATAGCACTCTTGTTGTAAAGAACTCTACCAAGTCTTCTATTAAAATCAGGACCAGCATCAACCATAGATCCCCA